TATTGTCGATGACAACCCGTGCGTTTTGAACATGGCCGCTTGTGAGATGAAAGATAAAGTTTACTTCACGTCTAAGATCGTTGTAAGTAATGGTCAGAATGATTTACCAGGTCAACAATTTTTGACAAATAATTGTTGGAGTAACGGTCAACATATTTTAGCGCGTCGCAATTGCGTAGTTGAATTTATTTTAAATAAGAGTTATGCAGGTGCCCGTGGTATTGACCGAGAAAAACTTCGTGTGGCTATGAGCGATCCTTCTGTACCAAAGATTACATGTGGTACAGTTGAATTGATTCCAACTGATCTTTATACAATTAAATTTCGGCATGAGATTACTGGTTATGTACGAGCTCAAACAGATCTTGTTACAGCCGTGAACGTTATTGTCGATGATATGATCAAATATATGAACAGTCAAGACTCGTTTAAATCTAAACTATTTGACTTTTTTAAACAGCGTTTCGACGACGTTGATGAGAGTGGCAAAGTTAAACCTTTAGTGAGTCTGAATCCATTGTATCAACCAGGGCCAGGAATGGATCCTAATCATATGAGTATTGTTCGATTTGATCCCAAAGTTGATCCTGAATCAATTGCGAAACAAAAAGAGCGTCGTGAAGAAGCTCTTAATAACCGTGCCTTTCGTGGTGAGATGTTTGACTTCATTCGAGGGCGTCCTACCACAACAACTACTGTTGTAGAAAATTCACCAGTAACCTTATGTACGTGTTATGATCGCTTGTGTGATTATTTTATGGTTCAAGGTAAGTCTCCTGAAGAGCGAGAAAAGTTGAGCCAGAGATTTTTATCTCCACATGTTTGTTTACCGCGAATGTCATTGTATGATGAAGAGATTAATATTTACGATCTCGTTGATCCACCAATATCTGAACCTGCGCCTGTTTCAACGTCGCGTAGGGTTTATGAAAGAGTTCGAAACGCTATTTCTAGCGCATACGAATATGTGAAATCAATTATTGCATCTGATCGCGGTATTTTAACTATAGCCATTACATCTTTCGTGCTCGTAGAATTCACTGCGGTAATGTACTCATTTATCAAAACAAAATTTCCGAGTGCTACTGATTTTGGTGAAGATTCTATCTTTGAGAGTGAGACCAGTGAAAATGCACCTTCTTATAGTGCGCCACGACTGGTTCGACGACAGAATGTTGTTGCTGAAACAAGTGAGAATACTCCAACATATGCAAAACCTATCCTTAAGCGAGCAGCAGAAAAGGTAGCACAAACTAGTGAAAATACGCCAACGTATTCGAAACCAAAAATTACACGTGCACCACGAATTGTCGGAGCCCAAGCATATGATGACCAAAATATAATGATAGAAAATTCATTACGGTCACACTTTTGTCGGCTCAGCATGTTTTGCATAAGAAATGATCGTAAGCTCGTTATGTCACAAGTGGCTACTATAGTTGCTGTCGGGGGAAACGTATTTATGACCCAAAAACATAGTTATTTGCGTTATCAACAATTATTGGCAGCAGCTCAGGAGCACAATTGTGAGATGAACTACGAGCTCCATACATGTACTCGAACTACCATGTCGTTTACACCAAAACATATTTCATGGTATCTTCCTGAAGGAGACCTTGATATCGCGTTCTTACAAATTAAACGTGGTACAGCCTATAAACAAGTCTCCCACTTCTTTTTACGAGAGGGAGATAGTGTAAATCTTACAGGTGCTTACCTTTATGGAATACGAACACCTCTGATTAATGGAATGATGGTTACAGACACGACTATTTTACCTGTTTCACAAACAACAATTGAAGATGTCGAATATGATACAGGTGAGTCGATTTGTATTTTGGACAACACCGTTTTGAAAAATATTACATTTACGGGTGTCCAGAACTATGTCTACCAAAATAATCACACATTGAAAGGAGATTGCGGTATGTTACTAATGGCTAGTGATTCTAAATTAAATACACGTCGTATTTTGGGCATGCATATCGCAGGTTCACCATCGACAAATGAAGGAGTTGCTGTCCCAGTTTTTGCCGAAGATATCGATGATGCGATTGCGTATTTTAATCGTAATGACCGCGTTATAGTTAGTCAGCAATGCGAGATGACAGAGTTATGTCAACCCGAAGGAAAAGTTGCTGATCTTATTCGTGACGCTGGCCAAATACCAATTGGCAAATTAAAATCGATAAGTGTCGATGGTGTAGCGATACAACCACGTATAATGTTACCAAGACAGACAAATATTCAGCCAAGTGTGGCGAGTGGTCTTATGACTGAAAAATATGGTCCAACGACATTGAAACCAGCCCATTTGAAACCTTTTACCGACTCTAATGGTATTAAAGTGCAACCATTATCTGTAGCACTTAGTAAATATGAGACTCATCCAAAATTTATTCCGGAGGATAGTTTCAAGAAGATTAAATACCATATCGTTGATAGTTATAATAGTGCTCGCACTTATCCTATAAAAAATCGACGAGTCTTAACAGATATGGAAGCGGTTAATGGATTTGGTAGCATGAAACAGATTGATATGTCAACGAGTTCAGGTTACCCCTATTGTAAACGGAGCAACAACGGTAAGAATCATTGGTTCTATCGTGAGTTGCAACCAAATGGTAGTAGTTTATTCACAATGAAGCAATATTTGTCTGATCAAGTTGAGGATCGTATTCTCAAAGCTTCGAAGGGTATTATTAAGGAGACATATTTTGTTGACACATTAAAGGATGAGACACGCCCTATCGAGAAAGTCGAACAAGGGAAAACACGTGTCTTTCAGATTGGACCGCTTGATTTAACGGTTACCATGCGAAAATACTTTGGCTCCTTTATTGACTTCATTCATAGTTCGTTTTTGACTAACGAGATGGCGATTGGAGTTAACCCGAACTCGGTCGAATGGGGTATTAAGCGAAAACGCCTAACACGATTTGGAAATAAAGGTTGGGATGGCGATTTTGCTAACTATGATGCCAGTATTTGGTGTCAGATTGTTGATATGTGCGCTGAGATTATTAATGGATGGTATGAAGCAGACGAAACTGATAGTCTGATTCGTCATGTTCTAATGCGTACATTAGTTTTCTCGTACCATATTTTAGATGATATCGTTTTTCTACTTTTCGGTGGTAATCCATCTGGCAATGTATTAACGACAATTCTTAATGGTATGGTGTTTCAAATCTTGATACGTTTATTTTATATAGAGAACATTGATAAAAATCTCACCAATTATGATAAGAATTTAGCTGTTTGGAATTATGGTGATGATAATATGGTTCTCTTTCGTCATGGTTTGAAATATACAATGGAAGACGCACGAAAATTTTTTGCGCGTTATGGTATGACTTATACGCCTGCAGATAAGAGTGCTATCGAAGATGTTATGATTGATTTCGATGATATGACATTCTTGAAGCGTAAATGGGTCATGGTTGAAGGTGAGATTATGGCACCCATCGAGAGACAGGTTATTTTGGAAATCCCGCGGTGGAGTGAAGGAGATATCACAAATATGGATAATCAACTCCAACGATATAATGCTGCATTACTCGAGATTTCAAACTATGGTCGTAGGGAGTTCTATTCAATGCGATCAGAGTTTACACGCCAGATTCAAATATTAAATGAACTTGGCTATGCCATCTCGTGTAAGAAATTGTTTTCTTATGAGCACTGTTACAATATTAAACGCGAATCATCGTTAAGCGTCGATGAACTTGATTTAGCCGGTGATACTGCACCAGCTGGACATGCATCGGCGTTTGGTGAGAGTGATCAACTTAAACGATCCAGCCATGACACTGGGTTTGACACTCCCAATGATCATTACTCCGCAGTCGCAAATACAAGTATTTTACGAAATTTCTCAGCTCAAATGGCTGAAACAAATAAAGACCAAGCTGCAGAAGCAATGGTAACAGTCGAAAAATCGACAATTATTTATGATTCTGCTCAAGAGTTAGCTACGGTTGACTTTCGTCCCGGTTTTCCGACACATATGATATATCCGAAACCATCATTGGATTATTTGATTGGCCGTCCATTTTTATGGCGAACGTTACAGTGGAATACCAATATGACAGTGGGTTATTCGCTCACTAATAATAATGGCATGAATTTTCCATGGTGTGTGCAAGAGATTTCTGAAATTCAACAACTGTTAAAATTTCATAATTACTATAGACCCACGTGTCGTGTTTTGATTAAGGTCAACGGGACAGCTATGCATTTTGGGAAAATCGTTGCTTATTATGGTTGGCCTGATCCAGCTATGCAGTTTACAAGTCGTCCGATGAGCGATGAAGCTTACCTTAAGAGCTGTTATAATTATTCGTGGTCACAGATGAGTGCCAACTCAACTCAAATTACTACCATGAATGTACCTTACTTAGGTCCTTTTGATATGGTGCCAACCCGAGCTTTTGATCAAGCTGATATACCATGGCGTTTGTTAAACGCGTATTCGTCAGGTTATTTGGATATTCGAGTGGCTTTACCATTGCAGGTTATTAGTAATGCGAGTGCATCCATTGACGTAGCTGTATTTCTTATTATTGATGACTTAGGTCGTGTTGGTATTGCGCCGGGAGCTACTCAAGCTGCAAGAAGTGGTAAGGCAACATCTACTACAACAGCCCAACGTAAAATGCGCGCTCAGATTTTTGAATCTTTCATAAGTGACACACCTGCACCAGAGCGCGCCATGCCAGCACGTGCACGTGAAAATGAAACAGTTCAATCGGCTAAGGATAAAGTGTTGCCTTCTCGAATAGCTTCGGACCTTGCTCGTTGGTTTGGTGCTCTTACAAAAATTCCATTTTTAGGAACTGTTGCTGAAATAGGTAAAGAAACTAGTAATCTATCAGCTACTATATTGCGTGCGCTTGGTTACAGTATACCAGTTAACGTCGAGACACCATATCCAGTGGTTGTAAGTTCAGATCGTATAATACAGTATGATACAGTAGCGAACGCCATTGCTTTAGCTCCCGAACCAGCTCCATTCGTTTCAAAAGATATAACAGTGATTGGCTCAGAATTTAGTGATTATGATATAACAGCGTACTGTGCTCATCCAATGTTCCTGGAGTCTTTCAAGATTAGTTCAGATCAAACGATTGGAGAAATACTTTTCGGTTTACCCATTAGGCCATTTTCAATGTGTACCTATGAAGAACTGGGTATTGAACCGAATACAATGAAAGTTATGATACCAACGCGATTAGCTTATATGCAACGATTCTTTGATTTTTGGCGCGGTTCTATGCGATTCCATTTATCGATCGCCGCCTCACGTTTTCATTCAGGACGTATTCGTATTACGTGGATCCCAACATGGGATAACAATTTTGATGATGTTACGGATCGTTATGACGATAATTATTTGGCAGCATACCCGTCTATTCTGTTGGACATTGCTGGTGATACTGATGTGTCATTCACAATACCATATTTTCAACCACAAAATTGGCTTAATACTGGATACCCATTTGATACTGAAGATAAGTATATTCCATCAAAATTGGATACCAATGGATTGTTGTTAATCACAGTGGTCAACTCGTTGGTTTTGGCTGATGCGACAGCGACAGCTGGAGTTTTGGCTCAGTTGTTTGTGGGTGGTGGACCAGATCTTCAGTTTGCGTTTCCTAATCTGGACCAAAATGGTAAAATGGGCTTTCCAACACGAAATCCAGTAGCAGTTCCAGCTAAACGTAGTTTTACTGCTGAGATGGGGGATTTATCATCTGATATGTTGCGTACAACCGAAGCTCGGCCTATTTACGAGATAAATTCTGGTTTCAAAGAGGCCCACATCACGCAATCAACTAATGTTACATCTCTAAAACAGCTGATGAGTATGGGTGGACCAGTATTTTTATGGACCGCTCCCACTAATGGAGTATATCAATTTAACATGCGTTTTAATTGGAATAGTGCTACAATTTGTCAAATTCCACCGAGTATTATTCCCGCCGATCCATCAGTCGAAGATTATATTTATCATGCATCTATTAACAACTATGCATTTAATATTGCTCCGTTGCGTGCATTGACTAGAGGAGCATATCGTGTGCAGTTTATTGCTAATACAAGTCCATCAGAAACTGTGGTAACTTATACCGCTGTATCAGGAACAGCTTCTGAAGATTATTCACCTGATGGTTGTGTACATGTTGAATTAATGAATCCACAAGATAAGCTACAAATGCATGACCTATATAGTAGTCAAGGTTGTCATTGGTATAAAACATATACTGATTCCAACATTACTGTGGATGTACCATATTATGGTGTTACAAAAGCGGTACCAACATATTATACCATTCGTAATGAAGAAACGGTTGATAATCCGTTTGTTACAGGTGTTTTATCTATTACGCGGTGGTTTCAACAAGGTAGTCGTGTTTTGATTAATGTTGGATATGGTGATGATGCTCAATTGGGTTATGATTTGCCACTTCCATATGTTTCAGAACGTATCGACCACAAACCTTAGTAATCTGTGTATTACACAGAAATTTGCTTTAGTTTATAAGAAGAAATTAAGTACAAGAGAGAGGTAGTTACTTATATAATCTTATGCACTTTAGAGTGCGCTTGCTCATTAATCAAGCAGTTTGTTTTACATAGTCCTCTCAGCATTCTTGCGTTGCCCAGACAATAGAGTGTTTGAATAACAGTTCGGTAATCGAAAGTGC